AAAGCTTGTTCGATGGTAATTTTCAAAAGAGCTGCAATGTGTTTAGTGTACATATTCATGATTTGTGCCTTTTTTCAATCTATGATTAATTATACATCATTTCAGAACAAATGTCAACTGTTTTAGAAGTTATAGTCGTAAAATTTCATTGGTTTTTCTGACAGACGGAATTGACGGCCATGTTTGTCCTGCCATCCGCGGACATTACAACGAATTCGTATAATTGGAGCAGTTTCATCTGATGAAAAAATCCACTTTTGATCTCGTTGGTTTGTGCAGTGAGCTGAAAAGCCACCAACATCAAACTCCATCTTTACTGATTCGTCACGAACTGCATTCATTTCACGGATTTCGATCGTTATGTTTGAGACTTTACGAACGATTTCAAAAGGGTTGACGTCGCTGTATCCGAAGTGGTTTGCGTATTTCATAAAAGCTCCTTTGTTTCTGAATATAATTAATTATACATCATTTCAGAACAAATGTACACTACTTTTGCGAAAGTGTGTCAAAAAAGATACACTTTTTACTTCTTTTTTCGCTTTATTTTCATGTCGTCATCATACCAACGGTCAGAAAGCTTCTGATCTCGAGCTTTTTTACGCTGCTCTTTCGTTCTTTCTTTTCTTTTTCTGGAAGGAGAATCATCAGAACCCCACTCATCATCTTCCCATGTTTCACGGAATTTTTTGATGCCATTACTCATTTACGTACTGCCTTTATTACGATTCAATTAGGTTAGGAAATGCTTCTTCAATAGTCTTTTTAGTAAGTCCTTTAAAAGGCTTCTTGCTAATCATTTGGCAGAGAGTATCTGCGTCATCATTATCAACATCTTCTAAAAGACTAATAAACAGCTGTTCGCGCTTGACTTTATTTAAACTATCATATCCGCCGTTTTTAATGAACATTCTTAATTTACGAGCTTCTCTAAATAAAAGACTTTTTGCTTCGTCTTCGTATTCGTTTTTCTCCCAAGGTGGAGGTGTGTTCGGAATCAAAAACTCAATCGCGCTATCATATGTATATTTTAGCACAATTCTAAGTGCTGGATTATCATTTTTACGAAGAAAATCAACTTTTTCTTCAGTTGTTTTCTTTTCAGCTGCGCTTTGAATGATTTCTGTGATAGAAATTCTTACTGCCATTTTAAAAGTCCTGTAAATCAGTAATAAGATGTTTCAACTTCTTTTTAATAAAGAAGTTGAAAAGTTGCTCACGGCCAACCGTTTTTTCTTGGTTGTATTCGTCTAGAATCTGATCTTGATATTTTTGTGGAATTTGCGAAAGATCAATCATCATTTTGTTACGGTAGAAACGTCGCAGTGTTTCTTCATCCATTTTATCCGTACCTTGCTTGTACAAATCTAGACGCTTTTGTGTCATTGCTTTTTGTCGCTCGCCAACAGCAAGACAGTTATCAGCAGAGAGAATATTAGGTACACCGTCACCAGTATCACCTTTGATAATATGTTCTTGCAAAAATTGATCAGGTTGATCTGTACGCAACCAACGCTTACGAATAGGATCGTATTGATGAATGTTAGCGTATTTTTGCAGTTGGATGTAGTCTTTATCACCAGACAGAATAAGGAACTTTTCAGCACCAATATTCAATTCAGATCCAAAGGTGTTACATACTGTACCAATAATGTCGTCGGCCTCGCAATGATCAATGTGAACTACTTTATATGGAAAGAATTCTCGCAGTTCACCACGAATGTTATTCATAATTTCAAACAAAGCATTCCAATCCATACCAGATTCGTCGCGAGACTTTTTGCGATTAGCTTTGTAATACGGATATGCTTCTCTGCGCCAAGTATTTTTACCGTCAGCACAAATAACGATTTCGCCATATTCTGCAGAAAACTTTTTGCGGTTAGAACGCAAAGAGTTAAGGAACATATGACGAATGATGTTCTCGTCTGCTGCTACATCAGTGTGGTTACCGATGCTTGCAAAAAGTGAAGCTAGGATAACTTGATTATAATCAACTAGGATTGCCATAATATTCTTTAATGTTTAAGTTAGTTTACATGTTAATTATAACACATGTAAACTGAAATGTCAACCTTTATTGGTATTTCTGGCGTAATAGTTTTGTCCACGAGTTAGAAAAGCTGTTGATGTCGTTAGGAACTAAACCAAAGCGGTCTGAACGGGTGAATCTTGTAAGGAAATTGGGATCGTTTTTCTGATGCTCTAAGACGCTTTTCGTAACAGCGTAAGCTAGATTAGCATGATCTGCCGTATCTTCTGTATAATCATACATGATTGTAGCATTTGCTGCAGTTTCAGGTAAAGCACCAAAGTTTGGATGAATACATAGCAATCCACTACGAATAGCTTCAATCAAAGCAATACAAGAGGTTTCTTTCCAAATGTTTGGATACAAGAAAATATGCGCATTATCTAATGCTTGAAGAACTTGTTCATTAGGAACTGCACCATGATATGTCATGTTAGGATGTGCTTTGATCTGTTCAAACAATTTAGCGTATGGTTCATCGCGTTGAGCCCAACCGTAAATTGCAAAAGATGAATATACATCAAGATGAATATTTGAATAATCTCGTGATAGCGCATCGATAATAGGAACTACCAATTCTAAACCACGATGAGGTGTTGTGTGATAGATAAATCGAATAGTGCTGGTTGTATCTTTTTCTTTTGCTTCATAACGCTTTTCAATAGCATTAGGAATAACAGAACATTTAGAATACGGGATTTGAAACAATCGAATATACTGATCACGCTGCCACGAGGACACAAAAACAAAATGATCGAATTGCTTCCAACCGTCTTCCATCAAGACCTTGTTTTCTGGATCTTCTGCAAGATCATGACAATACATAATATTTTTTACATCTTTAGGAATGTCACGAGGTCTTGAAAAGTGGATTGCATAACCTTCTAACAATTCTTTTTGAACCGTACTAAGAAGGCGCTTTCGCATCATTTCTGTTCCGCCCATAGAATTTTTAGATAGCTCGGTTTCTACAACCTCACCTTTATAAATCATACTCATTTATTGCTCCACTTTAAAATCTTTAAGCGAATCCCAACGGAATGAACGCCAGCCTTCAGCTGTAACATCATATACCGCAAGAACATCTGGGTTAGGTGTTTTTGTTTTCTTTTCAATAGTTTCTTCTAGATCAATTTGAGCAGGGAGAAGGTCTTCTTTGAGAGTACATTGCATTACTCGCTCTTCACCATTTACTTTTGTAAAAGTAACAGTACAAACATTTGAGTGCAAAGCATTTTTAATTTCTTGTTGATTCATCATGGTAAAAATTTCCAGTTTAGGTTAATATTTATTTCTTTTTTACAAATTTCTTTCAGAGCTTCTTCAAAGTCTGAAATATCGCCGTTGTTGTGTATCCTATAAGTCTTTACATCAAACTTATGAGGTAATACATATTTCTTTTCTATATCAGTTTTCTTATTAATCACAAATTCTTGTGTTACATTTCCATCAAAATACCTCCGAGAATCAGAAGAAAAATCATGTCCATCACGTGTAAGTTGAACTAAGATAAAATTATCGTTTCCAACTTTTTCAACTACAGGAATAAGTTCATCAATAAAGCCACCGTCTGAAATACAATAATCTTTTTGGAGATCGATTTCATTAGCTACTAATTTACCAAAATAGTCTAAGCCACAACGAGGTTTAATGATTTTTTCAGAGACATGAATCATTGCTTCTCGACGTGACATGTTATCAAGAAGCGAAGATTTAACTTCTTTCTGAGAACGATCATTATAACCATCCATAAACCATTTCGTATCAACACCAAAATACTTAATAGTTTCTGTGTATAGTTGATACTTAAATGACAGGTGCTTAAAGCCATGCTGCTTAAAATAATCAGCAGCATGATCTTTTCCAGAACCAGGAGGACCGTTAAATAATATGATCATAATTTATTATACACTATAAATTTTAAATGTCAACTAGCAATCAAACTACGAACATGATTTCGATGGATTTTGCACTGTATAATTCCATTGTAATAATCATCT